TACGGCGACCACCGAGATCTACACAGAGTAGATCGTCGGCAGCGTCAGATGTGTATAAGAGACAGGCGTCGAGGTCGTCTAGTAACTGTCCGACGATGCAGCGGCGTGTCAGGTTGCGGTGTAGTTGGTCTGATATGCCCATGTGTTCCCCTCCACGGGTCGTGGGTTACCGGCCGAAACGGTTATCGGTCGGGTCTAGCCATGTGATGATGAGCGGTAGAACTGAGGCTGCGCCAGCGGCGAGGTAGGTGCGGAGGTCACCGAGGTTGACTGCGAACACGTCGGCTCCGTCAGCGAGGAACAATGCGAGCACGGTTGCTGCGAACACTTTTGCGTACGATTTGAGCGCGTTCATTTGCCGTCCTTACCTAGATGCCATTCGATGTGGTCGTCGACCCGGTCGCTGACGTGATCAACTTTGCGGTCGATCTGGTGCAGTAAATCGCTGTTACGTTGGTGGTCACGGTTGTTTTCACGTCGTGTTCGTTCCACCGCGAGCAGCACAGTTAGCGCGCCACCCGGTGCGAGGATTGCTAACACGATTTGTAGCCACGCGGACACGTCACGACCCGTAGGCCTGTAGGTCGATCAGAAGGTCACACGCACCGTAGGTGTACACCTGAATAGTGCCGTCACCAGCAACTGGCACCCATGCGCTGTTACAAATCGTGTCATTCTGCGAATAGTTGACAATTGACACGTCAGGCATCGGGCCGGCTCCCCATGCGGTGCAAAACCCTGCGCGTTGCGCGTTTACTACGGTGACGTTGACGAACACGCCGCCGCGTCGACCTGTCGCAATTTTGCGTGTTTCACCGTCAGACCATGCGCCGCCTTGTTTGCGACTGTCATAAATGCGTTGTGGTGGGTCAACGAGCCTCACGTCGTACTCCGGATCATGTGACGGTGTAAACAATCCTGATAATAGTTGTTCGTATATGTCATCACCCGGGCAACTGGTCGCGGCGAGGTCGCGGTGACCTATCACCTGTAACTGGCGGTTAGCCCACCGGCGCATGTCACGCACAAATCGGCGTACACGTTCCGCAGCTGCCGGCGACGCCGGTTCACCGATACCAGCAATGATCTGCACCGACACGGTCGTCGAGTTATGGCCACGGTTCGCAGCGTTCTGATAGTCCAGGCCGCGTATCTGCCACAGTTCACCCGACTGGTCTACTGCACAGTTGTAGCCGAGGCTGTAACCACGCTTATCAACGTAATACCGTTGACCGCGTTGCAAATGTTCAACCGTGGTCGGTGCTATGTGATCATGGCCGGGGTAGTGAATGACGATCGCGTCCAATAGTCGAGGTGACACGGTCGGACTGTCCGTGTGTTCACGGATCGTGTAGCCGGCCTGTTCCCATTCGCCGCGAGCGTGATCGAACATGATTAGTCAATCGGTTCGGGTTCGGGCGGGTCGTCGCGCTCGTCGTTGATCTCGCACCATGTGCGACATTCCCCGCACAGCACTTCTGATGGTGCGCCCAGCACGTTGCGCTCGATGTCATGCCACCGGCAGGCTTCGTTTTTGCAAGTTGCGGTGATCATTGGAGTGCCACCGTGAATGAGCCGCGGATGATGTCGCCATCAGCCCACGTGAACGGGATCGTACTGCTGATGTTTACTTGCTCTACATAACTTGCGCTCGTGTCGTAACATTGCACATCGGCTACGTTCGAATCTTGACGAATTCGCCACGACCCCGCATAACTAGCCACGCCAGTCTCGCGTAATTGTACGGAGCCGGTGGTGTTGTACAACCCCGACCGTACGCCGGTCGGTATCGTCATTCTCACGCCCGCACTAATAGACGATGTGCTACCTAATGTTGTAGAGCCGAAAACGAACAACAATTCGTTCACCTGAACGTACTGCCAATTTTCGATCGCGTTCCCCGGCGTAAAGTTGACCCATGACGGCGTGAACGCGACACGTTCACCGATGCTGTTCAGGTCGGCAGCGGTGAGCACATTACCGCTGGTGAATGGGAACGGATTAGCCATGCCGTCAGGTTACCTTTCCATAGTTCGTCGACACGTCACCCAAACCGGTTCCGTGCCCACCTGTACGCCACATACCCACCAACAAACATATGCAAAAACAACTGCCATGGCCACGGCAACATCACCCAAGCCTCATCGTGTCCAACACACCAAGGATCGTGTCATCAAGCAACAAGCCGGCGTAGGCGTCAATCGGTAGAAAATCGAGCCTGACCCGTGTGTCCGTAGGAGTCGCCTCAACCTGTTTGCCTACGATCAACGCATGTTCGGTGATCTGAGTTGACGACCCGGCCGGTGTGTAGTTGACGGTGCAGACCTGCCACATGCCGAGCGTCACGTCGAGCAGCACCGACCAGGCTTCTTCGCTGGTCGACGATGCACCGACGTAGGCGTCACACATTTTTTCGGTGACCTCTAGCGAGCGCACCGCAAACGATGGTTGCGCGAACACGTTTGCGTGTCGTTCCGCGATCAACGGTAACGCTGTTTGTTGAGTGTCGCCGCTGCTGTCCAGCAGTTGCCAAGTGCCGTCCGCGTTGACGATGCCGTGCAACACGTCCTCATACGTTGCTGCGCGCTGACCGTACAGGGTTTGCGAATCGGTGTCCTGTTCCGTAAACGTACCTTGTGCGCTGTACAGCGGTTCAGTAAACACGGCAGACACAGTCGCTTCGTTGATCAAAATGTCGGTCGTGTAGCCGCGATCCAGTTCACGAAACGGCAACTCGCCGGCAGCTGGTGTCTCATCAAACGTGAAATCAAACCGGTTGTTGAACGTAACACCGCTGACGGTGCGTGTGCCACGGTGATGCGTCGGCCGGAGTGTCTGGTACAGGTATTGCGTCGGCCCTGTTGAAAATATGGTGTCAGTTGTGATGCGTGACGGCCACGCCACCAGCGGCCCAGCTGGCATCACTTTGTCCTGCACAAAATCCATGACCGGCCCCTCAAACGTCGCAGAACCTGACGCTGGCGGTCGCGTCATTGAAATGACGTTGTCAATGCCTACAAGTTCCCATATTTCGTAGTTGACAATTGACGCTGTGGTGCCGTTTCCGAGTGATGGCAGCGTCGTTTGACTGACTGCCCAACCGGTAGCGGTGTCACCGTTAAACAGGTCGTCAAGCAAACCGGTTACTGAGCCGTAGGTGACACCTGAGGTCACGTCTAATTCAATAGTTGTTTTGGTTGCGCCGCCGATCGTTAAACCGTCGTCGGCGCGGATACGCACAAAACTAGTTACGCCATCGTCAACGATGTCAAACTCGGTGATGATCCCGTCGAACACATACCGGGTATGTGACCCAACGCTCGCGTCAATGAACACGCCTTGTGACAACCAGTCAACTGACGAGTAGGTGCCATCCGAACCCGGTGTGAGCGCACCGTCGGTGTTGTCAAGGTCGAGCACCAGTTCACCGCGACCGAACCGGCCGACTGGTGCGGACAGTCCACTACGGAAACCCATTGTGCGTGACGTAAAATCAGTAGGGCCGACATCCGACGGATCAGGCACCGTACCGATACGCACCCGATAGGTGGTGCTGATCGTCACGACCGCACCTGGTTGGTGACAGGTATCGGCAAATTACCTGCACGCCGCGCATACGACCGGATAGCGCGCACCACATCCTCACCGTTAGACCCGGCTGGCATGTTCACCGTCACGTTGACGCCACCGCCGCCTAGCCGGTGGTTTGGCACGATGTTGCCTGCGGTGTGCGGCATGAATAGTTCTGGGCCTTTTTCACCGACGATGTACGGTGTGTTGCCTTTGACGGGGCCGCCGCGAGCCATACCAGGTATGAATGGAATGTCAAAACCGGGTGTCAGGTCGGAACCGCCGACCGCGAGGCGTGGCAGCACGTCGAGAATGTTCCCGAAATCACCGGTTTTGAAACCACTCACAAAATCCCTTGCAGCGTTTTTGCCGGCCGCCTTGACCGCGTCCGCGATACCGTCACGGAACGCCTCGTACAACGCCACGTTGACACGCAGCAAGGCTGGTGCAAGTTCGGTCACGAACTTGTTTGCAAACGAGTCAGCAAGCGACCTTGATGCGTTTTGGGTTGCTTCGTCAGCGTCACCGCCAGCGATCCACGCCCACAAATGATCGACAAGTTTGCCCATGACACGACCGAACGCTGGCCCGAGGTCGTTTGTGATGTAACTTGACAGGCTGTTTAGCCATGTAGCCATTTGCGTGATCACGGTGTTTGCGTTTGTTTCGACCCAGCCCCACAGCGCGCCACCTAACGCAGCTGCTTTTGTTGAGAGGTACGGCAACGCGGTTTCAGCGAACCATGCGCCAGCCGATCGCAACCATTTTCCGAGTTGGCGTATTACGTCAAGCGCGTTTGTTTTTACCCAGCCCCACAGCACGACAGCCCATTCAGCGGTTTTGTCTGCGAGGTACGGCAACCCGGTTTCGATCAACCATTTGCCAACGGTTTTGGCGTACTCCCACAACTGTTCGGCCGCGTAGGTAGCACCATCGACGATCCAGCCGCCCAGCATTTTCAACACACCGAGCAGACCGTCAGTTTCGAACACGTCAACCAGTTTTTGGATACCTGGCACGACGGTGTCCAACACAAACCCGGTCAGTTTTTCAAACACGGGTAGCAACGCCATGCCGATTTGTTCGGTGATCTGCGAAAACGCCACTTTGATGCGATCGCTAGCGTTCGCTGTTGCGACCGCGGTTCCACCAACCTGGTTTTCGATTTCGGTCAGGATCAAATCCTGTGCTGCGAGCATGTCGCCAGACTCGACCAGCGTTGCGATCAACTCTTTTTGTTGTTCGGTGAACGTCACACCCGAACGTGTTAGCGCGCTGATGCCTTTGATCGGGTCGTTTAGTGCTTTGCCAAGCTGCTTTGCGTTATCTGTCGCGGAACCGAACCCGGCTGCGGCCATGTCTAACGTGAGTTGTGTTGCTCGGTCAAACGCGCCGCCTACTTCGTCGGCTGATTCAGCAATGTTGCTGAATGTCAACAGCAATGCTTGTGATTCTTTGATCGTGTTTTGGTTGACACCAGTTAGGCGTGCCTGCTCGTTAGCAAGCGCGATCAGCCGGTCAGATACCTTGCCGACTTGGTCACCGAACAGACCCATAGACGTAGCGACCTGCTCGATGCGCGCATTTGACGTTGAGGCCGCCTCTGCCGCGCTAAAAGCTGCTTTGCCTAGTGCTAGGGCACCAGCCGCCGCGGCCGCGCCACCGATCGCCGCGGCCTTGCCGATCTTCGCAAACGACTTGCTGACACCCGACCCAAACTTCGACATGGAACGCGACGTATTGGCCAGCGTTTTACGCAGCGGTGCCGCGTTGCCGGTAATTGGAATACTGATCGACTTAGCCATGACTACCTCAGATCGTACTTCTTCGTCAGTTCGTCAATACGTCGTTCGTACAGTCTCAACACGTCAGGTCGTTTCGGGTCAAGCGCGTCATACACAAACGGTTGCGGACGTATCCGTCGAGCAGGCCAACCGAAATGGATTGGGCCGGCATACAGCGATGGTGCGCCACCGCCGTAGCCGATGCGGACACGACCGCCAGACATGACCGCTGAGCCTTTGACGGATCGACGCAGCCTGCCGGTACGCACCGGCGCTTTACCTCGCGCAGCTTCAGCGACGATGTCGGCCGCTTCTTGGTGCGTTGGTTTCATCGCCGTTTTGGTGTCATCACCCAACTTGCGTAACGCACGCTGTAGTTCGCGCAGACCTTCGATCTGCTGTTTGCCCTGCCTATTTTCTAACCGGAACCCGAACACTCCGCTCATGCTGCTTGGCCTGTTCTTTCAGTTGTCGCAGCATCGCCGTGATGACGACTGGCGGTGTGTTGAGCAGTTCTCGCGGTGAAATGCCGGTCGCGATCGCTAGCGAGGCGATCTGGGCTGCTATTCCACCGCGGACGTAGGGTGGTCGCTTTGGTCAATGTCGACTTTGACAACGTCCTTACGCCATGTAGCGACCGGCTTCACCGTATTGCCGGCGTTCTTTTCTGCGATCCAACCGAGCAGCGCCAGATGCTGCAATTTGAGGTTTTGTTCTGAGAATGCGACTGGCACACCGACCTTTGCGATTTCCTCAAACTCACATAGCGAGTCGAGGTCGAGGTCGTAGGTGCCCTCCGTACCGTCACGCTTGGTGACGGTCACCTTGAAACCAAACATGCGTTATCAGCTCTCCGCTCGCACGAGGGTGCCGCCTTGGAACTCGACGCTGGCGGTACCCAACTCGCCCACGCCGCCCGACACGGGCTGATAGGACACGCAGAGAGCGTCTGAGACCGTGAACGAAGGATTAGTCGCGGCGACTGTGGCGCTGGTGGGCACGATCAGCACGGTGGTCGTTGAGCCGACCAACGGTGACAGCGTCGCATCGACACTCGACGCGGCATAGTCATTTTGCAGTTCGACTGTCACGGAAATGTTTTCCAGACCGCCGGTGAACTTGTGTGCGGTGTCCGACATAGCGGTAATTTCGACCGCGTCGGCGTCATGGTTGATCGTGACCGACGTAACGTGGTCTGACAAATCAACCGAGTTGATGGTCACCGAAACGTCGGTGAGCACGATCTGAGCCATTTCTACAACTCCTCGAAAGTTTCTTCTTGTGGTTCCGGTTCCGGTTCGCTGCCAACTTCGACCAGGTGGCCGGCATTGATCAACACTCCGATGTTACTACCTGCCAGATCGTCAGCATTGACGATTGTTCCGGTCGGCCAGCGCAGTTTGTCGCTTGTCACTTTGTATTTCATGGTTGCACCATCACTCTCACGTCGAACTCGGCGCCGAGGAACACGTCATCGCCGGCGAGTACCTGTCCAATGTTTGCACAACGGTCGGTGATTGTGTCTGCTGCGACACCGCCGAGCGTGCGGTCTGCGCGGATCAGCGCGTCGACGCTGTCGGGGCCGTGGATAAACACGTCGAGCGCGTCAGCGGCCGCGTCGAGGTCGAACCGTTGCATCATGATTTGCACTTTGAATTCAAACACGGTGAAACCTTGACCGGCCATAGCGCCGTGATACGTCGCCGGGTTGTCACCTGGCACCAGTACCGCGCATGGTGTGGTGTACACGTCGGGTACTTGTTCGTACACCACGGTGAGGTTGCTGGAGGCGCGCAGCGCGTCCGCTAAACCCGTTTTGATCGTGCCGTAATCGGCCATCAGCCGACGCCAAACAATTTGGTGCCTTGCAGCAACGCGGCAACGTCAGGGTCAGTCCTTGAGATGCGCACCGGCCCGAACTCGCTAATAGCGCCAGCCTGAAACCCAAGCGGTGACGCTTTGCGTTGAAACAGGCGTGACGCCATCAGTAGCGCGGCCTGTTTGATGTTGTCGGGCACCGTGGTGGCGTACCCGAATGTTGCGGTGATTTCCACCGTATTACGACCGTACAGCGACAACGGCCAACCGCGGTTGACGTTTGTGATGATCCGGTACGGTGCATCGTTTTTTTGGATCACATAGTCAGTCGTGACGGTTAGCGTGGTTTCGAACGTGCCGTCTTGATCTTCGTCGGTTTTGATGACCAGACCGGAGGTTGTCGCGATGTCGTCCACATCGAGAATAGATGCGGTGCGCGGCATGTAGGTGCGTGTCGACTCGGCCGCGGTGAATGTGCGACCGGTGTAATTGTTGATCAACGCTTCGGCCGCGGCGATCGCAGCCGCGATAGCGGTGTCCTCCGACGTGGTAGCAGCCGGGATACCTAACGACGCTTTGACCAGCGCGGTTGTTGTGTAATTGCTCACTCAGCTGCCTTCTTGCGTGTTCGACGACGCGACACCGGCCGCGGTTCGCTGCCGTGCGTGTCGGCCGGTGCCTGCGTCGTCTGCACCTCGGCCACGACGTTGCCGCCGTGTTTTGCGATGAGGTGCGGGTCTGCGCCCTGCGCGATGAGGTTCTGTAGGTACTTGTCCATAGTTCCTCCGTGTGCCCGGCCGGTGTGGAGGGGTCACCGACCGGGCACGGTCAGGGGTGATCAGAGGGTGGCGCTGAGGAGCGTGCCCTGCACCTTCGCAACACCGCCGGGGTAGCGGCCTGCGGTGAACGCGCTGTAGCCAAAAACGACCATGCGCGTGGTGAGGGTGCCCGAGCCAACCGACTCGTAACGGAGCATCAGCGGCGACGCTGACTGTTCCATCAACACCAGGTCGGTGCGGTTCGCGACGATGATCGCGTCCTCATCCGTGCCTGCACCGAGGTTGGTCGGGATGCCAGCGTCAACGACGACCGGAATTCCGGCGACCTCGCCAGCAGCGACACCGTACGCACCGGGGTTGCCGATCGCGGTCACGTTGCGACCGGTGTTGCCCTGAATGCCGGCCAGCGGACGGTTCGACGAATCCAAACCGGCGAGCAGGTACGACCAACGGCGCGGGTGCATAATGATGATGTCGGGCTGAACGTACCGGGCAGCGGTCACGGTGCCGATCGCCTCGATGATCGCGGAGAAGGTCTCCACGGCCGTGGGGGAGGCGTCGTCCTTGTCCACGTCACCGATACCGGAGGTGTTCAGGATTCCGAGGTGCGTTCCGCTGGTGCCTGCACCGTTGATCACGTCGGCGTTTACCGCGGTGTTGTACGCGGCAACGAGGTCGGCTGCGAGCAGTCCATCGACGCCGGTGCCGCGTTCGAGCGCCTGACGCGACACGTCGACCATGCCGGCGTAGGTGCGGACGTTCACGGTCAGCAACGTGTCGTCGGGTGTGGCTTCGGTGACTGCGCCGTTGTCGCCGTCCTGCGCGGCTGCGCTGGAACCGGTGGTGACACGCGACACGTTGACGGTCAGGCCGTCGGCCGGGAGCGGCAGCTGGTTGCACACGTCCATTGTGGAGCGGCCAGCGCGGAGGAACGGTGCGGCCAGTCCGGTGAGGTACTGCGGCACAACGAGACCGGCGAAGTTGGCCGAGCCGCTGTCGCGGAGTTCGACGCGCATTTCGTCCTGGTGCCGGTTGAGGCGCTCGCGTGCGGACACGTCACCGTTGAATTCGGCGGCGTAGGCGTCACGGAAAAACGAGGTGGAGGCGTGCTCGCTGTAGGTCAGCGGCTCCGACTTCACGTCAACACGGTTCACGGGGGACTCGCTTTCAGCCTTGCTGTCGTCGGTGGCAGCAACCTCGGCACGCAACTTGGCGGCCTCAAGGTGTGACACTTGGATGTCGCGCAGATCAGCGATCCGTGCGTCAAGCGCCTTTGCGCGCTCGGTCAGGTCTGCGAGGTTCTTATCCTCGGCTTCGGTCAGGTCTCGGGTTTCGTCGGCGGCACGGTCGAGCACCGTTTCCACAGCGGTGGTGATTTCGGCGCGCTCGGCGACCAACTGGTCGAGCAGCTTCATGGGTTCTCCTTGTCAGAGGGTTTCGGTTGGGTTCTGACGGTGACCCACGGTGCCGTTGCAGCGGCGGCGGTGAGGTCGGCGGCCTGCAATCAACTATACACAGTTGGCGTCAATCGGTATTGGTGAACACTCGCAAATCCTCGGTGCCTGACTCGACAATCGCCCACAGTTCAGCAGCGACACCAAGAATGCCGTCGGTAATGTCGGTGTGTTTCACAATTGGAAACCCGTTGGCGGTGGTCACCTGGTCATCGGTGCCAAGATACACAGTCGTATTGCCGATGATCTGTAGGTACACATGCCGATTCAGGTTGTCGGCGTCCAGCACTTTGGTTGCTGTCGTGGTGACGGTGTGCGAAAAGTAGTTAGCCATCAGCTGTCACCGCGCATCAAATGACGGTATTTCGCGAGGCGTGGCACCTGTTCGCCGTCGTCAGGGTCAAACGATCGCACCGACAACAACTGTGCTTCTTGGTAGGCCGGGTTCCGTACAAAACCGACATGATCGAGGCGTACCTCGACACGTTCACGCAACGCTTTGCCGTTCATTTCCAGATTGCGTGTCCGAACCGGAATGAAACCGACGCTAAACCCGGTCACGAAACCATCCATAGCGAGTGTGCGTGCTTCATCAGCGCGTTGGGTGCGTGCGAGCAAAAAATCCGCGATCAGTCCGTCGTTTGTTTTTTCCCATGTCATGGCACGGCCGATCGGCATACGGTCGGTGGCGTGCTGCTCCAGCAGGGCTACTCGGGTGCCGCGTTCACGGATCGTTTTATCAAACGCGGTCGGTGCGAAACGCTCCAAATATGCGCCAGCGTCATAGAGCGCGCCGAATGGTGCGACGATCCCAACCAAATGGTGTCCGTCGTCGTCTTCGCGGATTTCAAACCCGGCCACGTCGACGTGCCGGTTGATGATGTCAGCCATCGGTGATATCTCCTGTTCGGCTGGTCAAATCCTCCATGTGTCGCACTTCGTCAACGGTCAAAATGCCGGCTGCGAGCGCGATCTGATATGCCTCGTATCGTTCCTTCGTGTCGGCGCGAAGCAGGTCGTCAAGTACGAACCGTGCGTGTTGGCCGCGTGGCAGCAACAACGACAGCGCTTGTTCGACACGGGACAGCCACGGTCGCAGCGTGTACCTGGTGAACTGGATCGAATCTTGTTGCACGTTGCTGTAGGTCAGGCTGTTGCCTGATGATCCGGCTACACCGACCATGTGGGGTGGCACACCGAACAGGGTGCAAACTTGACCGGCTGAATAGCGGCGTGCGTCGATCAGCTCTAGATCGTGTGGGTTGAATGACAACGGCCGATAGCGAATGCCGTTAGCAAGTACTGCTGGTGTGCGGTTGCGTCCACCGTTCTTTTCTGTCCAACCTGCTTTGAGCGCGTCGGCTTCGTCACGGGTAATGTCGGCGTCAACCTCAAGCACACCGACTGGCAGACCGCCGCTGTCGTACACGTTTGCTGCGCAATCTTCGCCAGCGATGGACAGACCTAACGTGCGTTTGTGGTGTTCGATGATTGACAGGCCACGCACCGAGCCGGGCATCGTCAAACCGCGAATGTGGAGAATGTCCTCCGAGTCATACACCTGGCCGCCGACGTGATACTGCACTATTGCGCCGTTGCCGTTGGTTTTCATCATCACCGCGTCGGTTGCGAGTAGCACGGCCTGACGTGGGTAGCCGAGCGC